TATAGAATAAGTCTCGCTGTGGATATCCTCCATTGCCATTTGCCAATGGTAACATGTAAGGATTATTGGGACTTCAATGTCTTCACAAAAACGGGTGCTTATATTTTCATTCACGATTAAATCACTGCCCGCAAAGAACGCCACCACGTACGATATAAACCGCTGTTCCCCTTCGCTCATCGCCTCAAATGCTTTGGCATCATCACCGAAATCAACCTCGGGAGGTGTCCAGAAACAAGACTGTTGTTTTTTATAAAGTTGGTAGATGTCGTCATGTTCTTGTAGTCCTGCCGTGAAAACGTATTTATCTTCTTTCAAGGGTTGCAACAGCGGTTCACGTTCGTCCATTGGATTCATGATATTGTATAATTACTAAAGATTTTTATACTATATCTTCCGCCCGTTCGATGGTCTGCGTTTGGGGGATTTCTAAATCATGGCTAGAATCGCCACGGCTTACCGTTCTAATCTGGATATGTTCGTCACAACATGACGACGACGATGCGATCCGCATGCGGTATACCTTGTACGCCAACACCATTAAAAAAGCACTGCCTGCAGTCTCTACGGAATATTGTGATATCTCACTAAATTCCATCTATATCTTATGGATAATAAAAAAATCTTTGTAAGTCCTATATTTCTTTCCGTGCGTCCGTGGTTTGAAATCGTTATAAGTTATTTTGCCTTTCGTGAATTCTATTATATCCTTCTGAAAAATAAAGAGGCGATTGAATATTAACTGCCCCTCGATGTCTACGATGGATAATTTATACATTATATATTAGGATTACTTTTTTTTATCTTCTTTTTTTTGCGGTTTTTGTAGTAACTTTAACTGGCTTGGGCTTGTATATATTATTATTTTTTTTAAAAATGGATGTCATTAGGTTTTTGAGTGACCCCTCGGGCGCCCCATCGTCCAATAAAGTTTGGAAGCGGGGGTCAGTTTTTAATTTCTTACTCCCCTTGTGATGATCGCCCATGATTGTTTCAAGCATTCGCCGTGTTTGTGCTATGTTCTCCCTCGTCATGGGTGTGCTGGTTTTTGCCCCTTCTCGTCTGCCTTTGGTTGTCGTTTTTGATGTGCCGTTGTTCTGTTCTTCTGGTGTTGCTTCTCGAATCAATGGTGTATCATCGCCTACACTGCTTGACCCTTGGGGTGTGGGTGCGGGTGTAAGTGGGTTAGGTGGTGGAGGTTCTGGGATATCCATGGGCTTGGTGGATGGGGCGGGTGTAAGGGTGGGTGGCATTTCTATGGCGAATTCGTCGCCATATATATCTTTTAACGCTTCCATTGCTCCCGTGTTTCCCGCTATCTGCTGGGTTGCTTCCGTGTTCATAGCCCCTTGCCGTGCCAAAAATGCCATACCCTTGTCCATGTCGTTCCGTAGTGTGGAAAACGCATTTATCCCACGGGTCATATCTGCTTGTAGTCCCTCAATGGCCTTGCCCCCGCGGTTTATATCTGTTTGTAGTTTAAGCACACTGTTGCCTTGGTCATATTGCCCTTGTGCAACATTCGTAAGCCCCTTTGATAGCATTGCCATGGATTCCCGTGTCTCATCGGCTTTTCTCGCTTGTTCGTCTTGTTCTCGGCTCACCGCCGTCATGCCTTTGGCTACCATTGCTAACGCTGTTTGGGTGTCTTCATTTTGCGTTAATCCCTCGTTTATTGAACCCCGCACGGATTCCAAGTCACGGGTAATTCCTTGGGTTAAGGACTCTCTCATCATTTCTAGGGCTTGTTGTTGTCGGTCGGCAGTATTCTGCATCCCTTGTTGTACTTCTTGGCGATATTCTAGTTGTGATTGTGCCACAGCGTCCAGTGCTTTGCGGGCATCCTGTAATCCTAGGCGGGTAGATTCTCGTGTGTCCTTAACCTCTGTTCTTATATTCCCCTGCATAATGTCTAAGGCTTTTTGTTGTCGTTCCGCATTTTCCTTTATGGCTAGGTTAACGCCCTCTTGGAATGCTGTGTCCCTAATGCCCCCCGCTCTTTGCTGGTTTTGTACGTTTATTACTTGCGTCCCTAACCCGTCTACCCTTCTTCGTAATACGTCAAAATTGCCAGTAAGGTCTTTTAGATCCAACCCCTGTTGCATCGCACTAGAACGAATCCCGCTAACATTTTGCATTATATTGGTATTCATTTCAGCCTGTCGGGAGTTGTTCGATAAATTGCCCCTCCCCCGTTGTCCCCGCATGCTGGTCGTACGTGCGGCGAATCCTTTGGCGGTCTTTGGCATTTTGGGTTTTGGGTCTGCTCCTGATTTTCCTACATTGATATTTATAGTAATGCCTTTTGGGATTTTGGACTTGTCCTTCTTCTGTTTCTTCTTGCCTTTTTTGGTCTTCTTCTTCTTCGTCCTTTTGGTGATGGGGTTTTTGTCTTGTTCCGTTTTTGACATTATATATTATCATTATATATTTAATCTAGAATAATTTCTTCAAAGTTTTTGAAAAATCTATATGACGACGACTTCTTCAATGTTTGGTCTATCATCAAGTGGTTGTATCTTCCATTAAATATAAAGTTGAACAAATCTAAAGAATCCCGCTTGTGTATCGGCAACAGTTCCCCGCATATGGCTTCCTGTTCTTGCATGGTTTTCGGTCTAAACAAAAAAATGACATTGGCGTTGTTTCTTATCTGTGTTGGTAGTTGGCGGTATGATTGGACTAATATGATGCATGTTAAATTTTTATGCCGTCTGTTCTGTAAAGTCTTCGTGAGTAGGGTCTCGTTATGCCTGTTTTGGCGTAGGGCGGCGGCTACATCATCTAAAATCAAAAGGTTGAATTTGGTTTCGCCGTCTTGTTCTCCTTCCATCATGGAGGCATCTAAATGCCCGTCAAGGTCTTCCATGCACTCATGAAAGTCATCATATTTTTGTGATTTTGGAATTTTAAAAACGTCCTGCTTAAGAGTCGCCAGACTGGGCGAGGTTAAAATAACTTTATGAAAACACTTGCGAAAACTCTGCTTATAACCGTTGATTGATCCCGGCTTGCTTATTAGATTTGTCATAAGCGACGTTTTCCCTGAACCACTGGAACCAACAATCAAAATAAGGCTACCATTGACTATGATATCCAACGGCTCACATATGTTTTTGCATAAGGTGTGGTCTGTATCCATCGGGACGGCTCCATAATTTATGTTGTCGTTTGGTATTGTTTTATACATCTTATATATATATAATCATAATATTTTATTGATTCATTTAAATATGAGAGTAGGGCGATATGGTTGTTGTGGTGGTTGTGGTGTGGGTGGTCTTGGTGGCGGTGTGTCGCTGTCGCTGTCGCTGTCGCTGTCGCTCTCGCTACTGCTAACATATACCTTTTTGGGTTTCCGCTTTGGTTTTGGTTTTGCCTTCTTCTTCTTTTTCTTGCTTACATACACGATCTCGTCCTCACTGCTGTCACTGCTGTCGGATTCAACAACGACTACCTTTTTTTTAGGCTTCTTCTTGGTCTGCTTGGCTTGTTCCGCCTCACCTTCAAGCCTTTCAAGTTTGGATTTAGCCATCGCCAAAGCCATATTTTTGCGTGATTTCTCACGCCCTTTTGCTAGGGCTTCTTTTTGTTTATCAGAAAGCGGGGGGCGACCCTTACGGGCGGGTTTTTGGATTGATTCGGGTTCTGGTTCTGGTTCGTTGGTGTCTTCAATTTCTGCGGTGTTTGGTTCTACGTCGGGGGATTCCATTGTTTATAACATTCTATAGGTTTTTAAATTATATTTTTTTCCAGCGGTGGAGTTTTTATTAAATTTAGATATTTAAAATAAAACCTATAGATTATATATATACAATGACAACCAAGGAAGCATGTACCAAAGAACCACCACAACAAAAGCAACTAATCGAAGATGATTTTGAAGAGAATCCCGAGAAATGGAACGCCGTACCCGCCTCTATGTTGGGTATGTTTGGGACAAATGACAACACGGATGCCGTTGATAAAACAAATTGGGACGCTTTGGACTACAGTGCAGGGCGTGATATCAATTGGTACCGTAAACGGTTTGGCGGTTTCGGGGAAGATGTGCTGGAGATACTGGCACATTGCGACGGCACCAACACTAAGAAGGATAGCAATGGCAAAAATCACTATGACAGAAAAGAAGACTTGGAAGAAGAACTAAAGAAAAAACTCACGGTTAGTTTTGATTGATGCAAAATTTTGATATGTGCATAATCATGTAATAGCATAACTTATGTTTATTGAATATTTGCTGGCGGATAATGCAACCATGTACTTTTCGTTGACGGATTAAAAACCATTGACGCTTCCAATATTCTAAAGTGCTGCCGTGGTATGTTTCGTATATGGACGGGTGTATGTCCATAGTGTTGGCCATGTCTAATACAGACTTATAAACTCGTGCCTTCTCGGTTGATACCATTTTAATATATATTATATATTATATATAAAATGAGTAAAAATTTACGTGGTTTGAGCGGTTCAAGTGTTACAATAAATTTACTCGACATTGATGCGAATTCTGTGACGGCTACTACTGGCACTTTTACGGACATAATTGCGACCAACTATTCGATAAATAACGTTGCTATAAACAACCTTATTGTGAGTGGCGTGGTTCGCCTAACGGGTATTGTAAACGCACCCGTGACATTACTTCCCGAATATGAGATTTTATTCAAAGACCCTTATAATAACTTGGTTTATAAATTCTCCAGTCTGGTTTTTAACACTACTTCAGGCACTTTGAAAAGTCCAGACATCATAACGGCTACGATGACAGTCGGGGACATAACTTTGACTGGCATCCTTACTTTGCTGGGTTCCATCGATTCCCTTCGCGTCCAATCACTTGCGTCCGTAGCAAGCAATAGCGTACATCCCTTAGTTTTATGGAATTCAACAACGAAAGATATATCACAGGATAACACAAAACTTTATTATGACACTACAACGGACACCTTATACACTCCTAAAATAAGCGTGACAGACTTCAATATCGTCCCCGTGACTCGTTCGGATAATGTGGAATACCCAGTCGTGTTTTATGACTATGGCAGTAGCAATTTAGCCGTCGATAGTATAGCAAGTAATATACAATATAACCCAAGCACCAACCGTTTAACGTTGCAGGAATGTAAAGTTACTGGCAAAGTCATATGCGATGTATTGGCAATAACAAAAGAAATTGTAACAGGTACAGACTCTCAAGTTAAGTTTTTTATAGAAGATGGTTTTAATTTCAAAATAGATGACACGACAAACATAGAAGGGTTTTATTTTTTCAGCGGTGTCACGGAATGGATGCGAATAGCAGTAGGCGAAACAAGAATCGCCACAGATGTTGAAATAGCAGGCGACGCAACTTTAGAAAGCAGTCTGACCGTCGAGTCGGGGACATTTCTGGGTAGTAGTTTGCACGTGGATGCCCTTGACCCCGTCGTGGCCAATACATCCTATGCGGTTTTATTGTGGGACATTACAAGCGGGGATGGCAATCGGTCTGTTACATATGATTTTACGAATTTTTTTTATGACACTTCCACGGACACGCTACATGTCCCAAATATAATCGCAAATATACCAAATTTACAAATCACCCCCGTGACTCGTTCGGATGATGTGGATCATAAAGTCGTGTTTTATGACTATGGCAGTAGCAATTTAGCCGTCGATAGTGTTTCCAATGCTTTTACGTTTAATCCGTCGAGCAATAAATTGAAGACTATTTATGTGGATATTGTACATGATTTGGCAGTGGGTCGAGACACATTTTTGGAAGGTCGCCTGTATGTGAACAACCTGAGTCCCGTGCTATCAGGGGAGCAATATCCGCTTGTATTATATCACATAAATGCAAGTAGCGGGAGTAGGGATATCGCAGATGATTTTCAAAAATTATATTATGACACTACAACCAACACGCTATTTGCCCCAAATATATCCATAACGGATGCCACCATGACGGGAAATTTTATATGCAATGGGACTGCGACGTTTGGAGACGAATGCACCATCACCAGTTCGAAGAATTTAAAATTCGTAGAGGCATCTACCACGGTTGTTGGCGATAAAGGTATAATTTACTCACAGGATATAGGGAGAGTAATATTTCGGCGGTCATCCTCATTAGACCCAGTTGTCCAATTAGTTAACGAGATTGCAAGAACCAACGGCATCTTCGGTTCATTTCAAATTCAATTATCCGCAGTTGACGTGGACTTTAACACGGTATCAACTGGGACTATCCGCAACAGAGTAGACGGCAACGTCAAAACAACGCTAACTAATACAGGTTTCACGGTTTCAACTGACATGGAGATAACGGGCGATACCACCATTAAAGCAGTCAATGCCATAGTAACGCCACAAAATACCAACTGTATGCTACTGTACCTAGAGGGAGGCGGGTTAACAGGAAGGATATCTGGTAATGGATGCTACTACAATCCAAGCGGCGATGTGTTGTTCGCCAACCGTTTACAAGGGTCTATACATTCCCGCAGCCCGCTTTTTATAATTCTAAATTCGGCAGTGGGTAATGCTACTATCCAACACGCAACCCACACCGACACCCAAGTTTATTTAAGATACCACCAAGCAAATGGGCATCTTTTTAGAATCGGTTCTTCGCCCAGTCTGTTAATAACAAATAGCCTATCTACTTGTTATACCCCGTTTAGATGTGATGGCGATTGTACTATTGAATATAAGCCCGCATTGGCATCCGAAAACCGAGATATGAGGGTTGTGGTCAGTGATGTAGACGCAACGGATAAGACGATAAAACAGCATAATCAGTTTACATTTAATCCGTCCACGACATTGCTATCAGTTCCAAACATAGATGTTACAAACAACATGACAGTTGGTGCATTAACGTTAAATTCCGTACCAACCGTCCCATCTACCTCAAATACGGATATATTGCTTTTGGATTCAGCAACCAACCAAATATCAAAATCTGGGCTAACCTTTAACGCAAGTGGTGGTGTTTTGTCAACGGCCAACATCACTTTGGCGGGGGCTTTATCGGCGGCATTTGTCAACACAGCCGGTGATGCCACTATAGGCGGTGATTTGGGTGTTGCAAACAACATGACAGTTAGCGGGACTTTTACATGCGGTAACATAAACTTTACCAATTTAGATTCTACAAATACCGCCTCTAAAATAACAGTACAAAAACCGATACATTATGGGGCGGGGGCGTTTGCACAACCCCTAAATTATACAATTAAAATAGGCACCACTGACTTAATTAGGACGATAGACACGGCAGGTACGGGTTTAAATAGTGGTAAATATGGGAACGGCGTGACGCTGTCAATTTTGCGGTCAGGTGTAAAAACAACATCTTATGGTCAAAACTCTGAAATTATTTCATGGAACCCCTACATTGACGCAACCAACACCGCAACAAATTTCACACTAGGAGGGCTTCCGGGACTATGGGATATTAAGATGACTTGTAAATATACCTCCGCCCAAGCGGGCAATAACAATCGGGTAAACCCTATCGTCAGGGCGGTATTAAACAACACTACAGCCATCGACGGGGGTGACCAAAGTTCTTATATTCGCCACCAATACGGGCGGGTAGGGTGTATTGTTTGGCATAATAAAATATACCTCAATACAGGCGATAGCATCCGATTTGATACTTATGTGAATTATTTTACGACGTTAAATTATACAAGTATTATGTCCTCTACCGACTTTGATTTATCCGACTTTCTTTTTATTGCAACGTTTCTGGGGCCACTCGACGAATATGACAAAACACCCGCATAAAATATCTAAACATGATATATATATGACATGGCTTTATTGCGTTGCCTTGTTATTGATTGCTGTGATGTGGAGTTGTTTATAAAAATATCTAAACAATGACAATGACATCGTTAATTTATTTTGGTAAATCAACACGAGATAAAAAAAGGTTTGTTGCAGTGTTCGACAACCCACGGCGGACAACCCATTTTGGATTACTTGGTGCAAATACATATATCGACGGTGCGGATAAGTCTGTCCGATCTAATTATTTGAAACGCCATGCCGTGGACTTGCGAGGAGACAAACTAAAGGCGGGCTATCTGTCATATTACGTGACGTGGGGTAAACATAGGGACGTTGAAAAGAATTTGAAATCGTATTTGAAACGGTTCAACATCAAAGATAAAAGGGCTTAAGAATATATATACGTATTATAATAAAATGGATAAAGCACAATACCAGAAAGCATATCAAGCAATGTATAAGAAAACCCCAGAGTTTAAAATAAAGAGGCATGCGACCATGAAGCGGTGGACATGCGAATGTGGTGGGAAAACAGACAGCGATCACTTTAATCAACACTTTTCCTCAAAGAAGCATCAACGGTTTTTGATGAACATGGACATGGTTGATTTTATCCCACCTCCTTTTGAAAGCAACGCCCCTTTTAGTGCAACAGATAGTGACGACGTGGACATGTCTTTTTTGGATGATTTCGATATGACGGCGAACGTTTTTTCGGACGATGACGACGATGATTTTGAATTGAATTATGACTCCAACCGCATTTAACCGCAATGCGTTAAAAGGGTTTAAAGATAAATATATATTATATTATATATATAACAATGGAGAACAACGCAGAACTCGTTAAAACCTTTTTGGATGAACTCGACATTGGTGCCACCACCAAGAAAGACTACACCGTGAAATTGAACAAACTGTCAAAGGAGATTAAACTTGATGACACTGAGGACAATCTCGCAACCTTTTTTAATAAAATTGAAAACCCAAACACCAGAAGCAATAAAATCTTTGTTGTCATCAGGCTTAGGCGACATTTTAAAATGCCGACATCTTTGTTGGAAGACATGCGGGGAGAACTAAAAAAGGAAATCGTTATCCACCGCAAGAAGAAGGCAAAAGACAATGTCGAATCCTTAGTCAGTTATGAAGAACTGTTGAAAGAATTGGACACCAAGACGGGGCGGGATTACTACATGAATCATATGTATGTAAAACACGGAGTACGCAATAAAGACATTAATGTGAAAATTGTACACAAGACCCCAAAACAAGACCCGACCGAGAACACCATGGTGTTTAATCCAAAACTAAAAAAACCACTTATCAAACTGTACATCGTCGACTACAAGACCGCAGACACTTACGGTGACAAATATTTCGAAATCAAAGATAAGCGTCTTTATGATGAAATCAAAAGCCTATCATTGAAAAATAACGACTACATGTTTGCAACACGGGACGGACAAAAAGTTAATGTAAATTATATGAATGTATTGGCGACCAAAAACAGCCTATTCAAATACGGCGAAGGACGCATCGCTAAAATCTACATTAAACATCTACTCGACACGCAACAGTTTGATAAGATTGACACGCTTTCAAAACAAAGAGGCACCAGCCTCGGGACACTCTACACGTCTTATAACATCATGGACAACAAATAGACACATAAAATAAAATCATAAAATAAAAAATGCCACTGACAATAAAAAAGTTGGTGGCATTTTTTATTTTATATTAAGGGTATATAAAGGATATAATACTTTTTGGGGTTGTGCGTTTTATAAATGGTTTAAAGATGTATAGATATATATATTAAAAAGATGATTGACGATAAAAAGATTATCGAGTGTTCATTCGACAACGGCGTGCCTAAGTTTGCATACGGGTGGAAAGATAAAAAGGAGTTTAAAACTTTTGATGAGTGCCATGGCGATAGTGCGGTTATGTGTGGCAGTTGGTTCAAAGACGGGAGCCGTACCAAATTCCACCACGACAACGACATTTTTATTGTGGACTTGGATTTCTACAAACCGAAAAACGAATGGGAGATTGAGACACACCCGTTTATTTTAAAGTTTGGCGACTTTATCAAAAAGTTCAACACATACACCGTCAAGACCAAGTCTGGCGGATATCATCTGTATTTTAACTACGACGAACGATTTGACAAAACCAACATTAACCCGTTTTGCGATGACGGCGAAAAATTGGACATTGATATTATTTCGAACGATGGCTTGGTGTTTTCTCCCCGTTGTACCAACTACGAGATATGCAAAAACAAATCCATCCAAGACATCCCCGAGAGTCTTGCCGATTGGCTATTGTCCCGCATACCAACCAAGAAACAACCAACCAAGAAACAATCACCCAAACAACAACCAACCAAACAACCACCACCACCGCCAGCCACATGCGACGGCGAACTTTTGGAAATATGCCAAAACATAGACGTTGAATACATTGACAATTTCCGTGACTGGTTAAAAATCATATGGGCTTGTGCAAGTATCGATAATGAAGACTTGGCGATTGGCATTTCCAAACGTGGGGCAAAGTGGAACCAAGAATCGTTTGACAATTACTACAACAGGTACGAGGACGGGAGAGGCATCACAAAAGCCGTTCTTTATTATTATTCCAAAATGTCAAATCAAGACCAGCATTTTAAGATTATGAAGAAGCACCACCAGTTCACAGAAATTGAGAAACCACAAGACCAAGAAATAGCCATCACGTTTTGCAAATTCTTTGGGACTGATTTTATTGTGAATGATAAAAAAGAATATTATTTCAACGGTGTCTTCTGGGAACAAAAATCAGTAGAACATAAAATCAAAATGAAACTTTACGAAGACCTAAAACAACTTTATAAAAAGATGATTGTCCTGCCCACGACCGAAGAAATAATCAAACAAAATAAAAAGATTGACGTTGTTGTGAAATATTTAGGCACCGAATCAAAAGTTCATTCCATTTACAAAGTTATTAAAACATACATCATCAACGAGGACATCCAATTCGACAACAAGCCGCATATTTTCAATTTCAAAAATAAATGTTATGACCTGCACGCCAACGAATGGATCGAACCGAATAAATTCGACTACGTGAGCCAATCAACGAGACGGTCATATATGAAACCAAGCAAGGAAAAGGTCGAAATGTTAAAGCGTGAGATTGTCAAAATATTCCCGAACGAAGAAGAACGCACGCTATATATGACGGTTCTGGCGACTGCCCTATATGGCAAGACATTGGAAAAATTCACCGTGGCAAACGGCACAGGCGGGAACGGGAAGGGAATGCTAAACGAACTGATGATGTTCATGATGGGCGATTATGGGATTAATGCCGATTGCTCAATTGTCCTTGGCAACGGAAAGCCCAAAGATGGCCCAAATGCCGAGTTAGCATCAATCGCTAAAAAACGGTTAGTCATCATGACCGAACCAAATGAGAAGCAAAAAATAAATATTGCAGTGATTAAAAAAATGACGGGTGGTGATTCCATCACGGCACGGGCGTGCCATTCCAATAAAACGGAACACGACATTTTTATCACCCTTATCATGGAGTGCAACAAGAAGCCACAACTAGATGGACGCATGGATAAAGCAATATTGCGGCGGATATTAGACGTGCCGTTCCGAGCCACCTTCACGGACGATCCTAGCCAGTTCGAAGGCGAACAACATGTATATGTTGGGGATTCGAACGCAAAGTCACGAGACAATAAACTTGCACAATATAGTTCACTGTTTAATATCTTGTTGGAATATTGGAAAATGTATCAAAGCAATAATCAAACGCTATTTGTACCCGAATCAATCAAGCAACGCAACATTGAATATATGAAAGCATCCGACGACATATTGCAGTTTTTGGAGACTAACTATGAGAAGACGGACAACCCAAAAGATTTTATAAGGTTCAAAGACGTGTTCCAGCAATATAAATATATTGTATACAAGAAGGCAAGCATGAAAGAAGTACGGGAGAAGGTGGAAGAAAACGACTTTCTGAATTATTACAAAGAAAAACAAATCGACGGGAAGAAGTTGAAGTCAATCATAACAGGATACAAGATGAAAGAAGAAGACGAGGACGAGGGATTCAACGGAGGATTCAAGGAGAACCCAAAATACAAAGGCCTATAAATAATAAATAATAGATAATAGATAATAGATAATAAATTTAATTGGAAAGTCTGTATTTTACATAATGTTTAAGGTCATGGTCAAACCATATGTCATTTTTGACGCACCATTTAAGGTAACTGTCGGGGACATCTTTCCACTGTGTTGTTTTGTATTTCCCAAAGCGGGGGTTTTGGTTTCCGCAATCTCGGATAATGGTGTTGAGGTACTCCGCTTTTTTAACTTTCTTTTTAATAACCTTGCGGCACATTTTTTTAACATCTTTCTTGTGTGTCTGTGCTTGTGCCATCTGTCGTTTCGTCGCAGGCATAAACTTGTTAATGCAACACGACCCGACAACGGCCGGGTCGTGTCCTCGTCTTGACACGACGCAGTTTAATTTAATGTAATGTCCGCACATGCAATGGTTCGTATATTCTGGGATTGGTGCGAGTAGTGAGTGAACCCCATGCCCCTTATCCCCATTGGATAGGAGATTCCCGCAATGGCTCCAGAGTGTCTCCAACTCTTCAATGTCAGCATTATATAACTTTTTAAAGTTACCATAAAAGGTTTTTGCCCAATGTGATGTCATGGATAATGTAATGTGCTTTTATCCATAGTGTATCACCCCCCTTTATATCAGTTATGGGGAAGGCACGCAATAAAATTTAAAAGCAATTGAACCAAACACAGGAACCATAAAATAAAACAATGCTATGAAGCATAGTTTTATTTTTTTTTCAGATCGAGGGACTACTTAAAGGATGTGGAGAAAGGCCATCATTCACT